CACGCTCAAGGCGCTCGGGTTCTGGCCGACGGGCCGCTCCGTGGATCAGCCGGACGCCGACGATGTGCGCGACGCCGCACGCCACCTCTACCACTACTGCGCCATGACGCTTCGCCTGAAGGGTCTGCTGAAGCGCATGTCGAAGTAGCGGAAGCACGAAGCCCGCCCTCTTCCTTCGGGGAGAGGGCGGGCTTCTTCGCGTTCCGGTTCAGTTGCCTTTGCGGCGCCGTTGAAGGCGTTCGACCTCGACCTTCAGGTCATGGACCTCAATGCGCAGGCGGTTGTTCTCCTCCTGGTACTGGGTGATGATCGTGTCCTTCACGTTGAGGGCCGCCTGGAGGGCTTCCAGGCCGAACCTGGAGCGGGCCATCTCCGCTTCGCCGACACCCCGTTTGCGATCGGCGTTGACTTTCATCCAGGAGCCCCAGGCGGCCAGGACGGAGGTGACGAGGGCGATGACGGACCCCACCGTGGTGAGCAGGGGCGTCAAGCGATCACCCCCTGTCTGTGCCGTTACTGTTGCGATCGCGTAGCGCGGTGAGGATTATGGCGCGGTGTCGTAACCAGCGCAGCCAGTTCATTCTAGCGGACAGCAGGAACACGACGGACAGAAGCAGGGCGGACCGGGCCCCGAAACCGTGGGCGGATACGACGAGGATCCAGGAGGCCGACGCGCACCCCAGGACAAGGGGCAGGATGACCATTTCCACCTGCGAGCGTCCGGTCAGGCATGCGAGCGCGCAGCCGCCGGCTGTCGCAGCCAGAACCATGTGGACGGCCAGGTTGTACCAGATGGCAGCGTCGGGCGTGTAGGGCAAGAGCCCGGCCTCACGGACGGAGAATAGTGCCAGGGCCAGGTAGCCGATGGCACGAAGGCCCCGGTCCATGGTGTTGGCCCACGGCGGATGCGGTATGTACACGAGATTCACACCTCCCAGCCCTTGATGATGTAGTTGACGCGGATGAGGCTACCAGGCCTGGCCCCGTAGGCGATGTAGGGCAGGCGGACGATCTGGCCGTCGTTGTTCTTGACCCGGTCGTAGCCGTACCCGGCGCCGCCGACGTTGCCGCCGAAGGACCACAGGTCGCCGTTGCTGAAGATGGCGGAGGCGATGCCGACGTACTTGCGAGCCAGGCTCATGAAGCCTGTATACCGGGGGTCGGGCGGTGTGGGCACGCGGATGACGCTGGTGCCCACCTCCTCGCGGAAGTGGGAGGCCTCCCCGCGGCTTCCCACAAGAATGCCGCCGGTGATGGGGGTGGCCGGGGAGGCGACTTCGGAGCCGGTGATGATCCAGGAGGAGATGTCGGAGCCGTTGGCTTTCCACGTGTTGCCGTCCCAGGCGATGATCTGCCCGTTGGAGGTCAGGTAGATGAGGATGGGGTCGGTGGCTGAGGGGGTGACGCCGGATTTGATGAGGTTGTCGCGCAGGGTGTTGGCGGCGGCGGCGTTGTTGGCCTTGTAGACGCTGGAGCGGCGCAGGCCGGTGATGACATTCGACACGGACGACATACCCATGTTGAGCAGGGTGGGCCAGTTGGCGGCGGTGTCGTCGGCGGAGTAAGTGTAGATTCCGTTGGGGTCTGTTCCGGTCATGGGGTCTCCTAGAAGCCGTTTGTTGCGAGCCAGCCGACATAGTGCAGGGCTGTGTACATGGACTTGTTCTGGTTCTTCGCCTGGCCGTTTTCAAGACACGCAATGGCCAGGCCTAGAGTCCGGTTCCTACCGAAATGGGCCGGCCCTTCGAACAAACAGGTGGCGGTGGTACTCTTCACTCCTGCTGGGATACGGATGTACCCGGGTGCCTGTTTGAGCGAGGGGTTGTCGTAGTCCACGGAACGAAAAGAGAAGACGCAGTCGTTTCTGACGTCTGTGAGCTGCCGTCTATAAACAGTGGCGTTGATCAAATACAGCCCCGCAGCGTTTTCTAATAGAAGGCCATAGTTACGGAGGGCGAAAACCTTAATGAAGCCATAGTCCTCGTTCCACACGGTTTTCTCGGTGCTCTGTAGCAGCCTGTGCAAACCGTAAAGAGCATTATAGCAAAACACCGATCCGGACGAACCCTCGATACCCTCGTCCGGAACACGAGGCATAACGAACCCCCGGCTTCCCCGCCCGATAGACATGTAGGTGGTGTTTCGCAGGATGAAGTTCATGCCCATATCGGATATCTGCACCTTGCTTTCGGGGTACTGCTGGTTGACGGCGGTAAGCCTGCCCCCCTCTATGTAGCCGCCCCGGATGACCGCCCCCTCGATGAGCTTGCCGCGCAGAGTGTTGGCGTCGATGCGGTCTGCATCCAGGACTCCCGTCGTGATGTCTGAGGCGTTGAGGTTCTTCAGGATGCCGGACTCCCCGGTGATGGTGCCCAGTTGCAGGTGGGCCGCCGTGATCGACCGTCCCGCGATACGGTCGGCATCCAAGAGCCCGGCCGTGATAACACCGGCGTCCAGGGACTGGATATGCCCTGAGGTTGCTGTGAACGAGTTCGCGGCGATCATGTCACCTGTGATCTTCTCCGCTTCGACAGCCTTGGACGTGACAATCCCGGACCAGATGTGCTTGGCGACGACGTTGGAGATGCTGGCCGACCCGGCGGTCAGCTTGCCGACATCCAAGTTCGCGAGCACGGCATTGTCGAGCTCGTGGCGGACCCAGGCCACTCCGGTCCACCGGTACAGTCGGATGACGTTGTCGTTGTCGTCCAGAGCGAAAGCCGCGTCCCCGGGCCCATTGCCACGCATAGGCGGGTCGTAGTCGCCCTTGTAGAAGTAGGACACGCCCCCGATGGAGGAGACCACGGTGCGTATAGTGCTGGCCTGCTTCGAGGCCGCCTGGGCGATGCGCTTGGTCTCCTCGTCGGTGATTTCCTCCCAGGTGCCTCCGTCGTGGGCGTGCACGATCGTAGTGTCCGGGGCCTTGTTGTCCCAGCCGGGGAGATTGTCCGACCCCGGCAGCAGCCCAGGTCCGGGTGTGGTGATGTACTCGACGTCCGCCATATCAGAGAGCCTTGATGATGAAGTTGACCACCAGGTACGGGGGCATGTTGTTGTGCGCCATGCCCGACCCTGTGTCCTGAGTCTTATTCCACGGCCCCTGCCAGGTGTACATCTTGTTCCCGTCCGACGCGCCTGCGTGAACGTTGGAGTCCGTACCCACGCTCCCCGATGCGCCCCATGCGAAGGAGTGGGCCAATCCGGTATCCGATAGGCTGTGAGAGTGAGCGGGCATCTCGCTGACCGTAAGAGTGTGCGCGGCTTCACCGCCCTTGGCGCCCGCCTTGTCCGTACCCGCCACGCTGCTGCGGCCCAGGGGGAACCGCATGGACAGGTCCGGGAGATTGAAAGTAGTGCTCCCGTTCCCCGCCCCGTATCGGGTGCCGATAGCGCTAAACAGAGCCGCATACGTAGCACGAGAAACCTCGTCCCCCAGGCACAGCAGCCATCCAGCCGGGACACTGTCCGATGCGTACATAGCGATAACGCCCGGGGGGAGGATAGCGGCTCCGCCGGTGTCGGACCGGCGAAGGAGTCCGCCGATGTCGGCGGTCTTGTTCTTGAGGTCCTGGATGGACGATGTGTGCTCGATAAGGGTCTGCGCCTGGGCGGCCACGATCTTCTTGGTGTCCTCCGCGGTCTTCTTCACCTGTCCCAGGCGGATGGCCTGGTCATCAAAGTTCTGCGACAACTGGTACGCCAGGTCGTTGGTGCTCTTGATGCCCGCCTCGATGTGCATGAGGGCGGCGGCGTCGACGGGGTTCGCAGTAGACCCGTCGACCCAGGGGTCATGCAGAAGATCGTACTTGGGCATGCGGGGCTCTTTCCTCTCCTCAGGAGATCTTCTTGAACACGCGCCCGTCGGGGGCCACCCAGACGGACTTGTTGATAGTACCGCCGTCCGGTGGGTAGTCCCCCGGCAGAATGTTGGACGACTGCTCCGTGAAGGTCTCCATCACCTTGGACACATCCACCGACGCCTTGGGCGTGCTGTTCACGAAATCCTGGGCGGCGGCGCTGTACACGTACATCTTGTAGCCGTCGTCCGTGTCGAACCACAAGTCGCCTTCGATGCGCCCGTTGAGGGTCGGCTTGTCCGGCTGGTAGAAGATCGTGTTCTTCCCGTCGGCGCTCATCTGGGCGCGCTGTGCAGCGAGCTGAGCGGCCGTGGCCATGTCCTGGGCAGCCTGCGCCTTGTCCAGGGCCTCCTTCGCCTTCTTCTGCGCCTCCGCGGCTGCCGCCGCAGCCTGAGCAGCATCATCGCCTTCGACAAGAACCCAAGCGTTCTTGTCGCCGTCGAACACGTACAGGCGGGTGGTGCCACCAGCGGTCGACACCCACAGGTTCCCCTGCTTGCGGTCCGCGCCGGTGGGCTCCGTGTCGGAGATGATGACCGCCTTGGCGCCGGCCACCGCCTTGGCCACGTCCTTCTTCGCCTGCTCCAGGTCCGCCTTCGTCTGCTCGTAGGAGGCGGACAGGGTGTCGACACGCCCCTTCAGAGCCTTGGCGGCCTCCAGGTCACCGCGGGCGGCGGCGGCCAGGTTCTTGTAGTCGACAGCCCCCTCGCCGAGGGTGTCGGTGCCCCAGCGCTGCTGGATCCACTTGCCCAGCTGGCCGCCTGACGGCGAGCCCGGCGGGTTCCACTGCCACACCTCTTTGACGCGGTCCTTGTCGACACCGCCCTGCTTCGACAGCTCGCACACGTACCAGGTGGCGTTGGGGTTGACGGGGATGTCGGGGCTGTCGACACCTGGGCCCGGCGAGACGGGCGGCACTTCGTGCCATGACAGGGCGTCGTCGGATTTGGCGCTGGCGGCACCGGCCAGGGTGGCCACGTCCGCGAGTTTCTCATCGAGGGGGCTGGCCACCGCCAGCGC